TGACTCACCTGGTACTGACCGTATAATTCCAGGCGTTTCACACTGCTACCGGCAGATAAAACGTGAAACGCCTCTTCACGAGGCGCCCTTAGCTCAGCTGGATAGAGCAACGGCCTTCTAAGCCGTGGGTCGCAGGTTCGAGTCCTGCAGGGCGCGCCATTAAATTTCAATAGCTTACGCCTCTTTAAAATCCTCCTGACTTCCTGTGTGGGACATATTTGGGACACAAAACCCTAAAATGGAGTCAATTTGGCGCGCATGCTCAGTCAGGTGATTAGGTGCGAGATGTGCATACCTGCGAACCATTTCAATTGACTCCCAGCCTCCCATTTCCTGCAGAACAGACAGTGGCACTCCGGCCTGAATAAGCCAGCTCGCCCATGTATGCCTCAGGTCATGGAACCGGAAATCCTCTATGCCCGCTCTACGGCAAGCAGAGTTCCATGCCCGCTGGTCGTCAACCCTCATCTTCCTGACCTGATCTGTTGCAGAGCCATCAGGGCGATTTCCCGCTTTGGTATGGACGAACACCCATTTGTGATGATTGCCGATCTGTTCACGCAATACCCGGCAGGCTGTATCATTCAGTGCTACGCCAATAGCCCTGTTTGACTTGCTGTCCTCCGGATTGACCCAGGCAACACGACGCTGCATGTCGATTTGTTGCCATTCCAGATTAATGATGTTCGACCGCCTTAGACCAGTAGCTAGCGCAAACCTGACAACTGATTTAAGCGGCTCAGGACATTCATTAATCAACCTTTCAGCCTCTTCAGGCTCCAGCCAGCGAACGCGCTTGTTCCTCACCTGCGGTATTTTTATTACCGGAGCCTTTTCCAGCCACTTCCAGTCCCTTTCTGCAGCGCGTAGTATTGCCTTCATCAATGCCAGATGCTTGGCCTTAGTTGAAGTCGTTACAGGCCTGCCTTCGAATACCGGAAACTCCTTTCCTTTTCTCTCTGCTGCCGCGCATTTCTGTATCCAGATTTCCTTTGCTTTCCTGTTCTGCATCTTACTGACGGCCGTGTAAATCTTCGCCTCAGTAATATCTTTCAACTTCATCCCTTCAAAATGCTCAAGCCAGAATCCCATCCGGCCTTTATCAGTATCGAGCGATTTCTTATCAGCTTTTTCCTCAAGCCAGCGTAAACAAGCCTCTTCGAACGTTACGTCAGGGAAATCACCAAGCCTGTCTACTCGCCAGAGTTCTGACTTCCTTCGGTCATGCAGCTCTTGCGCTTGCCGCTTGTCCGCTGTGCCAAGAGATTCCTTAATTCGCTTCCCGCCCGGGAGCGAGTACGATGCGTACCAGATTTCACCTCTGCGGAAGAGTGACATATCAATTCCTCTCGTATGCCATCACCCACGCTCACGGCGACAGTATGCAGCGGAGATTTGAGGGCTGCAATGCAAGCCTGGCGAGTGGTGAGGTAGGGGGATTTGGGTTTTGATGGGTCTTTGCGGGTGGCCTGTAGTCGTCCTGACTTTATCCAGTTTGTGGCCGTGGGTCTGGATATGCCGAGCATGGCGCAGGCCTCATCAAGCGTGAGGCTGTATTGTTCCATTCGATTATCTCCAGGCGTAAAAAAGCCGCCATCAGGCGGCCTGTTCATCTTCACGGTTGGTTAGGTCATAAAACTGACCGTACGTTAGCTTCTGGAAGCTCTCGGGGATTACCACATCACCGTGACGCTCACTTTTGTCGTTTGGGATAGCGAAAACCAGGGCATCATCACGGCCCGGACACCTACCGCCATACGTGGTCAGCATGGCAAAACCGTATCCACGTCTTGCTTGGCCACCGATGCCTGTGCGCATGACACCATAATGATCAATGATGTACGACTCCCATAGCGGCAAAGCCTTGAGTTGCTTGTTGGCCTCATCCTTTACCGCTTCCAGCGTTTTTTGATACTCACGGCCTTCTTTGCTGTTTCCTTTGCCTCGCGCGATAACAACTCGCTTACCTTCCCAAAAATCCTCGCTTTTGATGGTCACGGGCGCAGGGAATGCAAAACCTTTTTCCCACACGAAAGCCTGTATCAGCCCGCCCTTATCTCCCCAGCTGCTGCTATTTGTCCATGCGATAGCTCCAACCTTATCAATAGCCGCCTGCATGATTTCGTTTCGCTCTTTTCCTATTTGGTCGTATCCATCAATAAGCGCCTTCACTTCCGGCCCTTCAACGATGTAGTAGTCGTAATGTTTGCTCTGGTCAGACATAAATTTCTCCAATAAAAAACCCGCCGAAGCGGGTCATGGTGTTAACTCAAAATTGTCATCCCACGGTGGGAATGCCTGCATCCTTCCATGCGACATGATGTACTCAGTGGCGACCGCCATCGACGTCGGCTTCTCGAACTCCAGCATAAACACATCGTCGTAGGCTTTCCCTAGCCACCACCCGCCGCCGTATTCGCGCGCACGTTGAATGAGCACCCATCGACCTGGCGTTATGCGGTGATGTATCTCGCCGCGATAGATGATTAAGTAGTCCGAGTCTTTGCTCATGCCGCGCCTCAAAATAACTGTATTTATATACAGTAAATTGCGGTGGGTGGGCTGTCAATTCTTGCCCGGCGCTGCGGCTATCGGGAATACTGACAAAATAACAACATTTGCAAGTCCCAAATCGTTGTAATCCGCAATCATTTTGGTTGCTGATCGCATGCTCCCCGTGCTCCATGGGCCATTTAAACGAATCTCCGTTGCCCCGTAACGCCCTCCGGGGTAACACCAAGAGACCAGATACCAGCATCCGCATTTTTCAGGCACAACAGGTACAGACTCCGCCCGCTCCCGCAGCGCCAGCACAGACAACAGGCGTTCGGTTAACAAGCGCTGCGCCTCTCCGCTCTGAATATCCGGCTCACCCGGCCCACCGAATCCAGCAAAAAAATCTGCAATTTCGCTGGCGATTACTTCACTTATTTCGCTCACGCTTCACCCCCTGTCTCTTTTGCCTTACGCTCAACCTCACGAACAGCAAACGAAAGGTCGTTCAGCAAGATAACGGCGGCCATGATGTTGCTGTGAAGCTGCTCGTCAATGCGATTTAGCAGTATGCGCTGGTCAGGATGCCGTTCTTCAAATCTCGCGCGCTCAATCTGCCAGAGGTTGGCCGCCTCTAAGGTTTTGTTTGTCGACACTACTCACCCCCTGTCTCAAGATTGATGCCCACCACGCAGACCTCATCAGTCGGGCTGGCATTCTTCCGGTTACTGCGACATACAAGCGCCCAAAAATTCATATCGCAAATCAGTGCAACGCGCATTTCCGCCGTCAGGCGATAGCCGAGCTTATTTGACTTGCCAACTGACCGCCGACGCTTGCGCATTAACTTGCGTACGTGCGCCGCGTTAACCTCAACCTGACGATGCCTTGAGGCATAAATACCCTTAGGTGGAATCTTACGAGCCTGTTTTTGATAGGCGCTTAACAGGTCATGTACGTCTGTAAATTTAGCCATGATCACTCTCTCCCCGTCTCAAATTGATGCCCGCCAGATACACTTCGCCCCACGGCTCGCCCGTTTGTTCCTCAAGGCGGTTAATCAGTTCGCCGATTGGTAACGGTTGAATGGCTTGCCGCTCCAACTCGGCTACGCGCTTCTCTGCGGCCTCAGCGCGTCTCTCTGCCGCAATTCGATGCTCAAGCCCTTGCCCCTGGCAGATATCTATCAGGCGCTGTTTCTCTAAAAGCTCCGCAATCTGCGCGTCCTTGGCTTCCAGCGCTGCTATCAGCTCCAGCACCGCTTCAGGAGTGCATAGCCGGAAAAACAATTCGTCAGCCTCTCCGTTGTCGCCAACAAATCCGTACTCGTTGTTTTTGTGGTCTGTCACGAGAACTAGGGAGCCGTCAGCGCCGACGCAGCGATATTTGATACTCCCGCTGCCGTCGATTCTGTCTCCAATGCGCCCAGGCGTAGCGGCCAGTGCTGCCGCTTTCAGTTTTGCTGTGTAGATGGTCATGTGGCACGCTCCTGCTTCTGTTTGTTGTACACAGCCCAACTAAGCGCATCGAGTTTGTCACGTCCCGCTTTATCGTACATGTGGATACCGTCACTAGCGGCGTGCTCTTTCTTGACCTGCTCTTCAAGCTCAGATAGCTGATCGTATGAGAGCGTTGCGAGCTTAAGGCGATTCCAACCAAAGTTTCGTATTCTGCTCATGCGGCACCGCCTTGACGCAACTCGACTGCGAAATCGCTGGCAATATTTACTGCCTCATCAAGTCCTATCATTTCGTCTTGACGGCAACTTACGATTGAATTGCTAATTTTCAGGCAAACAGCATCAACAGCGCTGGCCCTTACTTCGCGCAGGAATGCGTCGGTGGCTGGGGTTTCGGTGTCAGCTTCAAGCCATGCGTTGTAGTGGTAATCAAACATGCCTGTTGGGTGTCCACAGCCGCCATGTGCGTGGGTTTCCATTGCTTCACCACACATGCAGTAGCTGTTGTCGGCATTGTTGATAATCTGGATGAGTTTCTGCATTCGGTTGTTCAGCGCCGCATTCTCCGCAGCCAATTGCTCGCACTGCTTCGTCTTTTCGCGCAGCGCCGCTGTAGTCACATCAAGCTGAGTCGCCATCTTGCTCAGCATCTTCGCGATATCAATCAGCGGCTCGTTGTCGAGGCACTTCGCCAGCTCATGGCCGGCTGCGATTAATTCGTCGTTGTTTTGCGTTCCTTCGGTTTTCATGCTGCCTCCTCAAAATTAAAGCCAAGCTGACAAGAGAACGCCTCGCAAGACTCAGAGCATGAGCCTGTATCGTATTGCCGCATTGATGTCATTCGCGATGCCAGTTCGTCGCGTGACGTATCACTGAAAAGGGCGATCAGAGATTTGAGCGTGTTATTGCCGCGGTACATAACCGGCTCCCTTCCAGTCCTGATTTCTGTGTCCAGGATGTTGATGAATTGCTCTGCCAGCTGTGGTTCGTCCATCACAGCAAGCGCGACCTTTTGCATGCTTTTCTTGATGCAAAATACGCAGTTACCCAGATGCTCCTGAATTCCAAGATCGAAGGGCTTCTCAGCCCACCAATCGATAACCTCCTGCTTTTCAAAGTCACTAATATCTGCCAGGTAACTAAATCCCTTTGTCTCTTTAAGTCGACTTTGTTCGTCTATACGAATGCCCAGCCATGTGTGGTACTTTCCCTTCCCGAATCGCTCCTGGCAGTATTTTGTGAAGGGCACTGACTTCATTCTGTCGGTGCAGAACGCGCCGCCGACATACGGGTGTCCATACTTGTTCAGCATGCGCTTCCACGGGATGAGGTCCGGGCCAATTTCATCCACTGAAAGCTGTTCATATTTGCTCGGCTTACCCATTTCCGGGTCGGGGATAACACGCAGGCAGTGAAGGTCAATTCCCCAATGTCTCACCACGTTTCTGACAAACTCATACGTCTTTGGGTGCTCGGCGCCGGTGTCCATGAAGACATAATGCACATCCTCTCCAGCTGCGCGTCGCTGCTCCATCAGATGCACCAGATAAGCCGACGTTCTGCCGCCAGAAAAACTCACAACCTGAGGAATTCTCATTTCTTCGCTCCAAACCAGCGATTCAGATAGCGGTTGTTATTCACAGAGCCGAAGCTGTTGCGTTTCATGAGCTCTTCGCGGCTCGGCATCGGCTGAGATTTGACGCGAGCGGCCAGCTCGCTTTGTGTGATAAGCGGGTCATGTGTAATCATGGATTTTTCCTCGCGCCGTCCGTGGCGCACGATTAAACGCGACGCAGGCTGATGTGCTCGCGCTTTGCCATCTGGCGGATAGATTCGTATGAGCGGTTTAACTGGCGGGCTATGACTTTAGGGTGGACGGTGCCAGCCAGTGATTTGATGAGGTTTAACTCTTTGGTGGTCCAGTTGCGGCCCAGCGTCTGCTGATTGCCGCGGCGCTTTTTAAATGGCTCGCTCATGGCGACTACCTGATTAACAGCGATGGTTTGCCGGTCTTCAGTGTCGCGCCAGGAACATTCTTGCCGCCCTCAAGCAGATGTTTGATAGCCATCTTGTCGGGCTTAATCACCGTGTCGTATTCGACGTATTCAGGTGGGAGAAGGGCGCTGTCGGTTATCTCTACTGAACGACAAGGCTCGCGGACTGTTACCTGGTGAATACCGGCGCGAATTGATTTCTTACCGGCGGTTTCGAGAGATGTGGCGATGTAGGCGCGGATATTTTCGACCTTCTTTTCAATGCTCACTGCGCGCTCGGTCAGGCTCTTTGCCTCATCCCTGAGGCGCTCCGCATACGTCGATTCGTTTTTGCAGATGGCAAGCAGCTGCTCGATTTTATCGGCCAGCTCACCCTCAATCCCTTCGAGGGTGTCCGCCATGGCTTCCGGGTCGATATCGGCATCCATCAGCCTGGCGTAGTCGCTGGCAACCTCATACAGTTTGCTCATTGGCCGCCTCCAGTTTCACTTTGCATTCTGCGTAAACTGCCTGGACGTTTTTCTGCAACTTCATGCCTGATGTCAGCTTGTACGCCTCTGCAAATTTCCGTTTCAGGTCATCCATGGTTTCCGACTGCGCCATCTCATCGCAAAGCGCGCTGACTTTATCGATGACTTCCTGCTGGCGCTTGCGCTCGTCTTCCCTGATTTGCTCTTCTGAGTGGTAGGCCATTACCGGCTCCTGATGCATCCCTTCATCATCGTTAAGCAGATGAATAGCGTTATCCAGACGCTGCGCTTTGGGCCAGTATTTGCTGGCGCGCTTAACGATGGTCTTGCGGGCCATTTCTTCCCAGAAGTTTTTCCAGGGCCCGTTCTTGGCCTTGCTGGTAGCTTCAACAGCCTTTATTTCTGCAAGACTCATCTCTTCCGTGAGGTAATCACCATCAGGCGTTTTAACTGTGCAGTAACCGCCGACCACTTCGCCACGGTCACCGAACGCGTTGTATTTGTGCGTTGGCGCCTTATCCAGTCCATTGGATTCGTAGGTGTCGTTGGCGCATACCAGTTTGCACTGACCCCACTTAATTGAGCCGGACGACTGAGCCAGATGAAGCAGGCCCATATAGCTGATGTCGAGGCACACCATGCCGTCACGCGGCACCAGGTACGCCAGCTTGCTCGCCGGGTTCAGCGTGATGCCGATGGCCGCAACGTTGATGATGGCGTTCTGCGCGCTGGTAGGGTTGTTGATTGCCGTCTTCGCGAGGAAGTCGTTTTTCTGAAAGAGCTGAATGGCAAACTGGCTTTCCTTAGCCCATGTTACCGTCTGGTCGGTCATTGCTCCGCAAAACAGCGGCTCCTGCTGCTTAACGAAACTGACGATATCGAATGACATTACGCTGCCTCCCTGTGTGAATGTCGCGCTTTGAAGATGCCGATTGCATACTCGGCGGTAACGCGCTCGGTCAGCGCATCAATCCACCAACCCTCGGATGCGTCCTGAAACGCGATGCTGTGTCCTTCGAGGTAGTTGATGGCGTCAGCTGTATTCTCATCTGCATCCAGCCCCGCCAGAGCAGAAATAAACGAGTTGGCTTTCTTCGCCAGACGTTCGACTTCATCGCAGATACGCTCGTTATCAGTTGCGCCCAGCTCGGCGATAATCTGCTCAATTTCTTTGACGTCGTTCAGGGTCAGTCTCATTGCTTCTGCTCCTGTGGTTTCGGTTGCTGTTTCATCAAATCTTTCATCAAACGGATAAATGCATCATCCGACCATTCGCGAACGGGAGTTGTCATTGCGGCCTCCGGTACCATGGCATGCTCACTGCCAGCTTCATCTGCTGATTGGCCTGCAACCACATCCCGGCGTCACCCAGGAATCGGGCGATAACCGCTTTGCTCTGAGCTGCCCGCAAAGCGTTGTGATTTACATGTGGCATAACGCCTCCAGTTGTTTGCGGGCCGCACGGATAAGGCGGCGAAAGCGTTTGGATAATTCGGATTCGGTCGGGTAATAGGCGGACATGATGCCGCCACCCGATAGCGATAATTGCATCATGGTGGGATTCCTTACGGTTAAGTGGGCATAGCGAAAAGGCCGCGCTAATAAGCAGCCTTGTTGATATGCAGGCGAAAAAAAGCCCTCCGGAGAGGGCGAACAGACAACAAGGGTTATTTCTCCATTTAACCAGAACAGGTCTTCGTCTCCTGTAGTGGTTATGATGCGGATTGCATCGTCAGCCGCACTCTGTGAATACGGCTTGCGATTTCAATCTTGGATTTCAAACTTCATGGCAGATATTTTTTTCATCTGCTTATCCAGCGATTTGAGTTTCTTATTGCGCATTTCTTCGGCGCGAGCCAATGCGTCCTCTTTATTGAAATGGAAATCATTGCCATGGTAATACTGCACGAAGCCTGATTCAGAGCCACGGAATGACGCCATCCTTTTCTCAGTATTCACATCTGCTTCAGCTGTAAATATTCCTGAGGTAAGCGCATATTTAGTGATGTAGATTTTGGTCATGCTTTATCCTTCTGCTCATTGGTTATTGCATCAGATAACCGACTCCATGAATCTGCTATCGGCTGCTATTCAGCGGGCGCTTCTGGTAATTCCAGCCAGTGAGTAAAGTGATGGGCTGGACGTAATTCAGCTTCAGCATTTGCCGAGAACCACATCATTTGCCCTGATGTATGGTCAAACTCAATAAAGTGAGCCTCAACCCAAACTTTGTCACCAGTGGCGACAAGCACGTATTTCCCATCCGGCGGCAATCGATCGCTACATTTAATCCACTCCATTCACTCCTCCTCGCCGATGGCTTTAGCTTGCGAGCATTCATCATCAATGTCGTAAATATCGTGATAGCATTCGTGGCGCAGCTCTTCATTACCATCGCCACTGTAAACGGCAACCGCAGCAATCCCTTTGCCGCATACGTCGCATTCGACTTCCTCATCCATATCTCACCTCAGATAAGTTGCTTGCTGCCAAAAAGAAAGGCCGACTATGCGGCCTTGTTGAATCCTTTTTCCGTAAAGAACTTAAAGCCAGACTCGTAAGCATTTATAAGCTCGATAGAATCAGGCTCGCTCCTGAATTCAGGAGACCATTCTTTCTGCTCTTCGATTCCGCGCTTTAACTTCGAGACAATGACTCTCTCAATATATTCTCGGCGACTTTCAAGCAGCTCAGTAGATGCCTGGGTCATGTAGAAATTAAGTTGCTCAATCATTGTCTCGCCTCAGTCGTAGTAGGCCGGAATTGATTTGCCGCGCATTTTCTGGTGCGCGTTCATCAAGTGGGTAGGGTGATTAACCGGCTTCTTGTATGCCGGGTTACGCTTGCGTTCGGTTACTTCCGGCTCCTGGTAATCGCGGAGAGCTACGAGCGAAGTGGCTCGGTCTACGCGGCTTGCATGCTTGCGTGATTCTTCCTGAGAAGCGTCAGGAGCCTCGCAACCTAAAATGGAGTCGATGATATTGCCGATAGCGTCACGCTCGATAGCGAGCTTTCTGCGCCGCTCATGACGGCGAGTTTTAGCGTTACCAGCTGATACTGAAGAACCGTATTGGATAACCGTCATGACAAGCCTCCGAACTCGTTAATTAATTGCTGTTGGTTAAACAGAATTTTCCTGTGAGCGAAATCGCCATGCATTTTTATCGCTGCATCGTTATATGCATGAACAGCCTCAACTTTTGTTTCGTAAGAGCCTATAAAGATGGCTTTTCTCTCAATTTTTATTTGGGCAACCCATCTCTTGTATCTAGCGTCAAAACGAACGCCGATATATCCACTTGTGTTGGCCCTGGTCACTGATATGTTCCTGTTATTTTCGTTCCGAATAGCAGGCCTCAGGTTTTCAATTCGGTTATCCAATCTATTGCCGTTGACGTGATCTAGGTGCTGTGGCTCTGAATCCATGTGCATCTTCCAGATAAGGCGATGAACCGAACAGAGACGCCCATTTATCTTTACACTCAGATATCCACCGCCTGACACATATCCGCACGGCACATCCATTTGTCTGTTAAACCCCGACTCTCTCCACCAAAGCTCTCCTTTGCTTGCCTCGTAATTGAAAATTGAAAGCAGCATTTCTCTGCTTGGCAGGGGGATTCGTTTTGATTTATCCGCCATTTCACCTCCGAAGATTTCAGGCAATGACCACGTGGAAGTCATTGGCTGAGAGCCTCGTTTGGTATCTGTTCGCGCTTTGTCAGCGCACCGTCGAAGTTAAAGAGCGATGCCAATCTGTTCCGTTTGGCTACCAGCGTCCTGCTGTTGAGATGAATAATATGCGTATAGCGCATATGCGTCAAGCGCATAATATGAGGGTGTGGTTAAAAAAGTTGGGGATGTTATGTATGCGTCTGAAACAGAAAGAGAAAAAAATTTAGGCAGGGTTTGCTATAGGCACAAAAAAGCCCGCACATGGCGGGCTTAGTATGCAAAAGGTGGGTTATCCGTGACGTCGGAACTGCTGAGACTGACTCAGCATTACACGTCCAGCCACATGAAACATATGCATTTCTTCTTCTGAAATTGTCCACTCACGATAGCGAGGATTGTCAGAAATTACGATCAGCTGGCTCTTCACCTTTTGCAGTCGTTTAACAAACATGTCGCCATTGAAATTGAAAACATAGATGCCATCACCGTCAAAAACACTGACGCCGACATCTACAAAGATGAGATCGCCTGGCTCTATGGTTCCTTCCATGCTGTCACCGCGAACGTTAATGAGCTTCACAGATGATTCTGGCCGGTTACCAAAAATAACCCTGGCCTGGTCAGGCACATACTCGATAGACCGTATAACTTCTACGACGTCTTTCGAGGCAGCCCCATCACCTGCGCTTGCTGAAACATCAAGAACGTCAATTCGATACACATCATTCCTCCCCTTTTTATAATGGAACCAACACTGTATGTATCTACAGTATCACTGGCTTCATTAGAAGAGAATAGCTCAGCTACAGGAACTCCGAGAGCTTCCGCAATCTTTTGAATGAGAGTATCGCTATAACCCTGCATGCCGCGCTCTAGACGCGACAGATTCCCTACGTCGCTTTCTACGCGCAACGCAAGCTCACTGAGGGTCATCTGATTCGCTTTACGAATCTGTCGGATTTTTTCGCCTATTTTCATGGCTCATATTCAACCTTTTTTATGCGTGACACGCAAAGCGCCTTGCGCATATTTTTTATTTCGCATATTATGCGTATAGCGCATTACGGAGGTGCAATATGCAGACGCCACTTAGAAAAATGCGTGTAGAGAAAAAGCTGACAATCGCCGAGGTAGCCATCGCAACACAGTTGGACGTTGGCAACCTGAGTCGAATCGAAAGGGGAATGCAGGTTCCGTCTCTCGAAACAGCTGAGAAGCTCGCAAAGTTCTTCAAGGGGAAGATTAGCGAGATGCAGATTCTCTACCCGCACCGATACATGAAGGCGACTGATTCAGCCGCCTAAGCAGTACCCGCTCTTTACCAATCTGAACCGCCGACAACGCGGTAACTCATTCAAGTGGCAGACCCCACGGTCTGCGCACGTATCTATCTAAATCACAAAGGAAGAATACCGAATGGAAAACGCAAGTTATAGCAAGCCGTCTCAGCGCGACATCGACCGCGCAGAGACAGATTTACTCATCAATCTCTCTACGGTCACACAGCGTGGCCTTGCAAAGATGGTGGGGTGTCATGAATCGAAGATAAGCCGGACAGACTGGCGCTTCATAGCATCAGTTCTGTGCGCGTTTGGGATGGATTCAGATATCAGTCCGATCAGTCGTGCATTCAGGCATGCACTGGAAGGAATTACCAAAGAAAAAGCCCCGATGAGCGGTAACTCATTCGAGGCTTAAGAACACTGTGTTACGCCGAGTAACGGGAGTAATTATGTCAAAAACACTCAGTCCTGACCAGGACAAATTACACAAAAACATTATTCGTGATCGCTACCTGTCCGGCTTTAAGCAGCCTGGTCGATTCCGGGCTGAGTGGGAACGGGTGAAAAAATTATTCAGAGGTAAAGGTCATGAGTAATCTCGCAACAGTAACACCAATCAGGCCTCAGGTTGAGGTCGTGGAGTCACGCGTGGCAGAACTCGAAGATGGCTACACGCGGACTGCTAACGCATTGCTTGAAGCGGTGATGCTTTCCGGCCTCACTCAACACCACCTCCTGATAGTTATGGCCGTATGGCGTAAGACGTATGGCTATAACAAAAAAATGGACTGGATAGGCAATGAGCAGTTCGCAGCGCTTACCGGTATGGCGGCAACCAAATGCTCTACTGCCAAAAACGAATTAATCAGGATGGGCGTACTCACTCAGGCAGGGCGTCAGGTAGGCATGAACACTAACCTGTCAGAGTGGAAAACGAAGTTTAACGGAATCAGTAAAAGTTTTACCGAATCAGTAAAAGTAAGCTTTACCGAATCGGTAAAATGCACTTTACCGAATCAGTCAAACACAAAAGACAATATACAAAAGACAATAAAGACAATTACCCAAACCCACGAAGTGGGCTTGTCGGATGTTGTTTCTGAAAAGCCATTAACACCTCGCCAGCTCGGAACAAACCCGAGAGCTACCGGCACCAATCCTCGCTCCAAGCTTCCGGCATTTGACCGTGATCGACTGAAAGAAACCTGGAACTGCAAAGCCGAAAGATTCGGATTGCCTAAAATCCGCAGCGTCACCACGACGGTGGAGAATGGCATCAAGCGCCTCTGGGTTTCATACCTGAAGCAGTGCAAGGAGCTGAAGCGGGAGCCCAAGGATATCGACTCACTGCTGAACGGTTATCTTGAACACGGTTACCAGCCGACGCCGTGGGCGATGGGGCAAAACCCGGAAGGCAAGCGCTACGGAATTGAGACCGCGCTTCGCCAGGAGAAAATCGACCAGATTTTAGGAGCTGATAGCTGATGGACAGTTACGATTTTGAGTATCAGCTGGTCGGCTCGATGCTCGTGAAAGGCGATCACATCGATTGCCGTGAAGTGGCCGGAAAACTACCCGCAGAAGCATTCGAAAATTTCCACCTCCGCACCATGTACCAGTCAATCGTCACCCTCCTGACCAAAGCTGAGCCGGTGGATATGTTCACTGTTCAGGCTGCCGTTCCTGATGGTACGAAAGACCTGGTGATTGAGGTCGGGGCTAAGTGCGTTACGGCCGCCAATATCCGGGGATGGGCTAAGCGAGTGCGCCAGTGCTGGATGCTGCGGCGTGGAATTGCAGAGCTTAACCGGGCGGCGGGAATTCTCGCATCGGCCGGTACGCACGATATCAACGACCGGATTGGCGAGGTGGGAAGCATTCTGTCGAAGCTTCAGTTCGAAACGAACGACAAGTTGCCGCGCCGCATTGCCGATTTGCTGGAAGACTACATGGACGTGCTTGAGAGTCGCATGCAGGGTGAAGAATCCGGCCTGTACCTCAAGACCGGCATTCAGGCGCTGGATGACGAGTACGGCGGGTTCGACCGCACTGACCTTATCGTCGTTGCGGCTCGTCCGGGGATGGGTAAGACAGAGTTCGCTATCAACATCGCAAACTCAATCGGCAGGCAGAAGGGTAAGGGGCTGTTTGTCTCGCTGGAAATGTCTGACATGCAGGTTGTCGAGCGACACGTTGCCGACCGTTCCGGGCTGTCAATAGGCGCGCTGCGTAACCCGCTGAACATGATTCAGGAGCAGTACACCCGCCTGACTACCGCAACGGGTACGCTCATGGACGAAAACAACTACGTTATCGACGGATCGTTCACTGTAGACGACTGCATTGCCCACGCTGAGCGGCTGAATTCTGACGGCGGCCTGAGCTTCCTCGCCATCGACTATCTCGGGCTCCTTGAGAAACCGAAAGCAGAGCGCAACGACATCGCCATCGCCGAAATCACCCGCAAGCTGAAGCAGTTTTGCCTGCGCAACAAGGTGCCGGTAATTCTCCTATCGCAGCTCAACCGCGGAGTTGAGGGAAGGGCAGATAAGCGGCCGACGCTTGCCGACCTCAAAGACTCCGGGGCTATTGAGCAGGATGCTGACGTGATCATCTTCCCGTACCGCGACGAGGTGTATCACGAGAACAGCGACATGAAGGGAATCGCCGAAATCATTATCGGCAAATACCGCTCAGGCGAGCCAAAGACATTCTACATGGGCTGGAAAAACGGTCACTTTGTCAACATCGACCAGCAGGAAGCGGCGATGCAGTACGCCCGCAACGAGAAACAGTCCTCCCAATCTAACGACTGGCGCTAAGGCATCCAAAATACAAGGTATAACCATGACCATTTCTCTAGCCATTATGGAGCTGGCTCTTAACCCACGATTCAAGGCTGTCATGGAAAGATGCCTCGATGAAGAGGAGTTGATAGTCCAGTTCGAAAGACTTTCTGGCATCAAGCGGCCACCAACGCGCGGCAATCCCCTTGAGGCAATGGTGGACATCGCCACCGGCTTCCGGGATGCGCAGTGGAAGGTATTTTTCGAAGCATTCATCCCTTTCGTTTACGACTGCATCTGGTTGCGCTGGGCAGATCGCGACAATGAAGAATTCTGGCAAACGCCAACCGAACATCACAAGGATTAACCATGACCAAGGCAACCACAACGGCGGCGCTTCAGAGCGTAGCGCTGAAGGAGTTCTCTGCCCGTAATCAGCGATACTGGTCAGCATCCAGTCTGCCGACACGCGAGAAAGTGAAGCACCGGAAGCCGCTTAAGGCATACCGTCGCGACCGGGTTATGAACGCCATTATTCGCCGGGATATCAACCGCAAGATGGAAATTGCCCGTAAAGAAATAATCGCCAGCATTGGAGGGAAGAAATCATGAGCACTATTAGCAATGAGCGTTTAGAAAAGCTGTCCGAATACGACTGCGCGGACAGGTATGAGGTTATGTCGATGGCGACTGAGCTTCTGGCGCTGCGCAAAGAGCGGGAGCGGGCGGAGCCTGTGTGTTTGGAGGCAATGCCATTTACATGGGAAGAGCTTAAAGGGATGCACGGCGCTGATTTCGCCACTGGTTATGTTCGCGGGTGGGAAAGAAAATGCGCTTCCTTAGAAATGAAAGGCCCGCTCTACACCGCACCACCCGTGCCTGACGAACGATATCAGCAACTAAGCGAGCTATATCACGCTCAGGAAAAGAGACTGTTCAAGCTGGCGCAGCGCATCAAAGGCCCGACCTTCGATAAATACGCGCACTCGCCATCGCAAGCTATCGATGTGTTAGAAGCCGCTGTTTTTGGTGAAACCGATGAAGACGGCCACGCCGCCATGCTTCAGTCTGGCAATGACGAGATTGGCTCATGGAGCAACCATAAGAATACACCTACCGATAAACCCAAAAGCGAATTGAGCCAGATGGCAGAGAAACTGGTACGCGATACGACAGCGCTGGCAGTAACTCTGAGCGCCGAAAACGACACCACACCGCAGCAGTTCGAATCGCTTGCGTTTAAGTCGGTTGTACCGGAGGGATGGAAACTGGTGCCGATTGTGCTCACCAAAGAAATGCGCGGAAAGATTCACCCCTTCGCGGAGGCGCTTTGCCATGGGTGCGGACGAGAGGTAGTGGCTGATTGCGAATACAATGTTACAGCGTCATGGAATGACATGCTCGCGGTAGCACCTGAGCCATGCAAATAACCCTCGACGACATCCAGGTAATATCTGCCTACATCGGCACTCCTCGCTTCATCGACATCGAAACACTCACCAAACGATATCTCTTTACCAGCCAACTGATAATGCTTCAGGCAATCAGTAAGGCGAGGTATTGAGCGGAGACTCATCATGATAACCAAGTTGCAAATTATGACCTGGTTCGAAGTGAACCGGAAAGGCACAGTCAAGCAGCTCGTTGAGGAGCTCGGCGGAAAGGGCGACCGTGTGGCCGCCATAGTCTGTGGTCTTGTGCGAGAGGGCGCATTGGTACGCTCTGCAAGCACCGGCATGGGAACACGCTGCCGCCTTTATGAACTTAGTGAAGGTAAAACGAGTCGCCAGCTTATCCGCGAATACGTCACTGAACATGGTCCGGTATCGTCCCGCCAGGTTTCAGAGGGCACCGGCATAGATATGGGCGCAGTACAGCGCATTCTCCGTGACGAACACGATTCAGGACGTATTGAGCGCTACAACTCAGAGAAGTGCAGCGAGCACCAGGGCTCATTCCTGTATGTCACAGCACATGAGTTATGCCAGTTCGGATGCTCAAACCCCATGACGGCGTTTATCAATCAGCAGCTGCGCGCGGTGCGGCAGGAGATGAGGGTATGAGCATCATAATGCTGGCCTTCATCGGCCTGTGCTTCATGTTCGCTGCCATCGTTAAGCAGGACGGCCTGATGTTCACTGACGCGCTGATTCTTCTGTGCAGCGCATTCGTATTGGCTAAAGAGGAGAAGCGCCGTGGATAAGAGCAGAGAGCAGTTTGAAGCAGCAATAAAACAAAAGTTTGGCGACCTTATCGACCAGCGTGTTTGCAAGAACAGTGATGGCGATCATATGGCGTGGGATATGCAGGTCGCATGGTGGGCATGGCAGGAATCGCGGGCGGCTATCGAGATAAAACTCGACGACAAAGTGATGGTTGAGGACGAATTCGACAAAGGTCACAACTATGCAATCGACTACTGCGCTGAAGCTATCCGCGCCGCCGGTCTCAAGGTTAAGGGGGAGTGATGACCTTCGACAGATACTGGATTTTTGGTCGACTTACATTGGGGCTGGGGCTCTCCACGGAGCTTTGGCACACAACGCGAAAGAATGATAGCCGGGTAATCAATTTCATCCACTTAGGCTACGTGCCGGATGTGTTGCCAGAAAAAAACAGGACCGCATCAATTTTCGTAATAACAGTCATGTGGATAACGATGAAAATAGGCATCATGAGGATTCGACATGAAGCAGACAATATTCCTCAGGGGTAAGTTGCAGCAGCAGGAAGCAATAAACTTCATCCTCGCATCACCCCTCGACTCCGACCGCCCGGTCACTATCAGAATCACCGACTACAAGCGCAACCTTGACCAGAACGCGAAATTTCACGCGCTCCTGGCAGATATTGCTGCGCAGGTTCAGTGGTGCGGAAAGTGGCTGCGACCAGAGCAATGGAAGGTGTTGCTGATTAGCGGCCACGCGGTGGCGACAAAGCAAGAGGCAGAGGTTGTGCCGGGTCTTGAAGGTGAATACGTAAACATCCGCGAGAGCAGCGCTGAGATGAGCGTTAAGCGCATGTCCAGCCTCATTGAGTACACCGTGGCCTGGGCGACCGGGCAGGGCGTCAGATTCACTGACAGGAGGTATATGTGAGACGACAGCGACGAAGTATCACGGACATAGTCTGCGAAAACTGCATCTACCGCGTTACCCACCGAAAGAAACGAAAGCCAGAAGTATCCCCGTCCGACATAAAAACCTTCGCGTATACCTCTCACCTTCACGATGTGATGTGGGAACGCCTTCGCGCCAGGAGGAAGCATGCTTAGCCCCACCCAAACCCAAGCATACGAGCAGCAGAGCATAGCCAGAGCTCTCTGCGCAGGATGCAGCAAGCAACTGGAGCCGGATGAAACCTACGCATGCAGCGAGTGCATCAACGAGTGGCTGGTATATCGAGACCCGAACGGAGATATCGCAAATGACGATATTCAGGAGCAATAAATGGCTTCAGGCAGTCAGGGAGATAGATTGCTGCGTTCTGTGTGGCCGGTATGGAGTTCAGGCCGCGCACCGGAATGAAGGGAAGGGAATAGGGCTCAAGGTAGACGACAGCTTAACAGCGGCGCTTTGTCCGTCATGCCATGAGCGCATCGACAACGGTAAAGACTTAAGCCGTGAAGAGCGGCGTTCTGAAATGGATCGCGCTATCGTCCTGACGCTGCAAAAGCTAACGCGAGAAGGGAGGGTAACGGTGAGATGAACGAATACCGAATAGTCCTGCCCTGGCCGCCCTCCAATAATCGGTACTGGCGTCACTCAAGAGGAATCCACTACATCAGCGATTGGGGTAAGCGATACCGACGAGAAGTAATCGAAATAATTCAGCAGCACAAGTTAGACATAAAAATCCAACCCCGCATCAGAATCACCATCCACGCAGCACCTCCCGATAACCGCAAACGCGATTTGGACAATCTACCCAAAGCCGTTTTTGACGCACTCACCAGTGCGGGCTTCTGGCTGGATGACGGTCAGGTAGACGATATGCGCATCAAGCGCTGTCAGGCGGTTAAAGGCGGAATGCTCGTTTTGGTGGTGACGGAGTTGGGAGGGAAGTTACCCGACATTGCAGAATTGATGGAGGCTGCATGAAACCAGTTTGCAAAATTGAAGGTTGCGGCCGTGAATGCCGGTATATGGAACAGCAGGTGTGCCAAAAGCATTATTTCAGGATGATGCGATATGGGACATACGAGCTCACCAAGCATGGAAAAGGAAAGGGATTCTCTACTAACGCCAAGGGATACGTGATGATTAAAGAGCCATCTCATCCACTGGCAATGAAAAATGGCTTCGTGTACGAGCATAGAAAGGCTGTGTACGCAAAGCACGGAGATCAACTGCCGCCATGCGAATTATGCGGCAAATCTGTAACCTGGGCGAATGCACACATCGACCACAAGGATGAGCGGGTCAACAACAACGATCCAGGTAATCTTAGGGTTTTGTGCAACGCCTGCAACGTAATGCGAGCACGCGTTCATATCCCTTCCCATACCAGAAAAACCAGCCATGCCATTACCTTCAACGGGGAAACCAAAACCCCTGCTGAATGGTCACGCGACCCAAGAGTAAGCATCGCCGGAAGGACGATTATGTTCAGGCTCAATAAGGGCATGAGTGTAGAGCAGGCGCTATTCGTAGAAAAGCTTACACATCGATCTAAGAAGGCAAATGGCTACCAGCCCAAATACGGCGAGTATCAGCAGAAGCTAAAAGACCTGCGTAACAGCCGGGAGGAAGCAGCATGATTATCGTTCAGACAGTTCCTCGCTTACTTCAGGAATGTAACGGATGCCTCAGTGAGGTAGCCCGTAAGCTTTCATGCCACCGCGATACCGTCAGGAAGTACATCGGTGACAATCACGCTAAACGTCACGCAGTCATTAATGGCGTGCTGATGACCAGCGCCCGCTCGCATGAGGAGGCTTCATCGTGACCACAGTAACCAGCATCGCATTAGCGCAGCAGCGCCAGAAGGACAGAGAGATGCTTGAGTGCGTGGACTGGCAACTTAACAACGTTCACGAGACGGAGAAGCGTTTGATGGAAATGCGCCGGGAGCTGGTAAATCGGCTCGGCATCAACAAACCAGAGGGGGGCGATGCAGCATGAACCTGGAAAACGCACTGAAATACCACTTCGCTAAATCGACCATGATAAGTGATTCCCCGAGAGCCACGGCATCAGACGCATTGACCGGCACTGATATCATGGCAGCTCAGGGAATGGTGCAGAATCGCGCGCAGATGGGCTTTGCGGCATTTATGGGGAAAATGGGTGTCAGCAGCAATGACCGTGAGAAAGCTATTGAACTGCTGACCCTGTATGCAATTGAGCGCTGCGATAAGGTTGCCGCCTTACGCAAGCTCGAATGTGATATTAAGCCAAAGGTAATGCAAGCGCTCGCAACTTACGCCTTTGAGGACTACTCACGCAACGCCGGGAGCACCCGGCAGTGTGAATGCTGCAATGGCGCTGGCTTCATACATGCTGAAGTCGTGACTATGAAGCATATCGGCAGGCCGAATCTGGCGGCGAGGAGGGAGCAGGTGAAAGTGCTGTGCCAGAAGTGCAAAGGGAAGGGGGTAGTTTCGACGGCGTGCTCTGACTGCAAGGGGCGAGGGAAGGCGATAAATCAGGAGGAGACGGAAAAGCAGGGCGTTCCTGTGATATCTGACTGCAAACGCTGCGGCGGCGTCGGCTATCCTCGTTTGCCCTCTACCGAGGCCTTTGCGGCGGTATGTCAAATCACTGATGCCATCTCGCTCGATACGTGGAAGAAGTCAGTCAAGCCTTTCTACGATGGTCTTATCATCAAGTTTGAGGTGGAAGAATCGTGGGCTGACGCACAGTTACGAGAAGTCACCAGGTAAAAACCGAAAATAGCGCATTAATTTATCGCGTGCTATTTACTTTTCCCGAACCTGCGGATATGATTTCTAACAGTGGAAGTTGCGCACGTTGTTAAGCGCTAAAAACATTAAGCCCTGAGTTAATAGCTCGGGGCTTTTTTATTGGCTCAACTCAACCAACAGGTGACGATATGAAAAGCTGCAACGCTACTCAGGGTTTCGATAACCCGAATAAATTCCGTGAAGAGTGGGATCGTCAAACCAAAGAAGCATGAGACGAAACCGGCAAGGGCATTGATGGAACAGGCAGCGTAACCGCTATGCGGAACAGGCAGCGTAACCCTCTCAGTGCTCTTTCCAGTTTTCGTCACGTTAGCGACTTTGCGGGCTTTTTAGAAACTGACCACAAAGATAAATGCAAACGATGAGCAATTCCTGGCAGTAGCCTAACGGCCAAACACCAGTGAGGTCTTCCGATTCCTCATCAACTAATTCGGCGCACTGGCCCGGTGTGATTAATAACGGGCGCACAACAGGTAAGCTGCTTGACGATTGAACCGCTACGCGGGGCGTTCGTGTTGTGAAACAGGCAGCTTTCCGTTGTGGTGAATAAGGCATTGTTCCGGCACTTCTCACTGCTGGCACCGGAAAAAGCATCTGCGCAGAGTTGCTATGCCGAATAGACTGCGTACCACAACCCAATCACTCCAAATATTTAAGGCTCGCTTCGGCGGGCCTTTTTCGTATTAGGCCACAGGCAATCAATCACAGATGAACCCTCGCATCCGATGCCTCGCTGGCCTTTCCTGACACTACCCACAGCACCCGCTTTAACGCGAGGTGAGAGATATGAAAATGCCCTACAAAAGCGATCCGAATATCTGGTCCATCCTCATCGCTTTCGGCATGACCCTTGTTGGCGCTATAGCCAGTTACTCCTTCAAAGTTCTCAACGGAGAATCCTTTAGTTGGAGGACCATGTGCCTTCAGCTAATTGTGTCGATATTCGCTGGTTTAATCATGACCATGATTGCCATCCACTATAACTGGCCGCAAGAGGTAATGGGCGGCGTGTGTGGCATGGCTGGCTGGTCGGGTTCCTCCCTGATTAAAGCGCTTGAGAACCGTTTCCTGAACAAAGCATCAGGCAAAGAGGTATCCAATGACTAAAGACCAGTTCATGCGAGCTGCGGGCATCAGTAGCTCGCTGGCTGAGAGATGGTATCCACACATCGTCGAAGCCATGAACACATACGGCATCGACACACCAAAACGCCAGGCTAACTTCATTGGGCAAATCGGCACCGAGTCAGGCGGCTTCCAGTCGGTCCAGGAGTCGCTCAACTACAGCGTCGCCGGTCTGGCGATATTCGGCTCTCGTTTAACAGCTGCCCAACGCGAACAGTTAGGTCGCAAACCCGGCGAAAAGGGTTTATCTCCTGAACGACAGGCAGCTATTGCCAACATCGTCTACGGCGTTCGCTACGGCAATAACCTGAATGGTGACGGCTGGAAGTATCGCGGTCGCGGCCTCAAGCAAATCACATTCAAAGCTAACTACGAAGAATGCGGTAAGGCGCTTGGGCTCAACCTGGTCGACTCTCCTGACCTGTTGCTACAGGATAAATACGCTGCGCTTTCTGCTGGTTGGTTCTGGAAAGCAAACGGCTGTAACCAGTTTGCAGATGCAGGCGACGTGAACGGTCTGACCCGGCGCATCAACGGCGGCCTGAATGGTTTGCAAGACCGCATCGACAGGACGAAGCGAGCGGAAGGAGTTTTGTTATGAGTTTCACGACTATCAAAAACCTGATCCCGTTCGTGTTCGCCCTCATCATCATCGGCTTCATTGCCAAGCTTGGCGCTGACAATCGCCAGCTGCGCATTGAAAACAGCTCTCTGGTGAAAGACAACCGCGAACTGAACGGTAAGAACGCTGACCTGGCGAACACGCTGCAAAATCTGGCCGACAAGGTGGGCGAGATGAACCAGCTAGTAGATGCAGAGTCACGCCGTCGCGCAGCAGCAGAAATGAAGTCACAACGGCTTCAGGAGGAAGTGAAGAGTGCGCTCAAAGATAACAAGTGCTCTGTCGAGCTTATTCCTGATTCTGTTATTGACCAGCTGCGCCGACAAGCCGACTCAGTACGAGGTGGTGAAGGCACCGACACTACCGATACCGGCAAACCTTCTCGTTGACTGCGTTATCCCTGAAATACAAAGCAACATGACTTTCGGGGATAGCGTACAGCTCAACATCCTGTTGCTCGATTCACTGGACGCCTGTAACGGGCAAATTCGAACCATCAGGAAAATAGAATCGTCACGGCAAGACAAAAGCTTTTCTCGCGAAAAGTGAGGTGATCCGATCTTGCTGACGGGTAAGCCGTAAGTGGGCTAGCCATTCCGTGAGGAATCGCGAAGCCTGCGACCATGACAACCCCCACGAAGATTCACCATCAGCAACAAAGCAATATCGGCCTCGCTAATGCGGGGCTTTTTATGTCCGCAGTAAAACGCGCGTCGCAGCGCATAACATTCCCGAGTCTTTCAGAAAGCTGAGCCTGAGAACTGCCGTATATGGTGGCGACCATCTCGGGGCGGCTTTTCTGTGCGAACAGGCTCAACTTTCTAAAAGGTAATCGCCATGAAAGAGATGATCTCCGTAGAACGCGAAGTGTCCATGAGCAGCCTGGACTTCCTGAATAGCATTATTAACCCGGCCCGCGTCGAAGCCGGCGAAACCCCTCATGAGCCACGTAAGTTTCTGGCAAAAATTGAGGATGAGCTGGAGCTGGACGGAACCGGAAAAAAATTCCGGTTAAACAATAACCACACTCAAACGGCTTATTACGATCTCGACTTTGACCAGATGATGCTGGTAGGCATGAGAGAGTCAAAGGCTGTAAGGCGCTCAGTGCTGGCAAAGCTGAAAGTGATGCACGGCCCGCAGATTCCGCAGACGCTTCCCGAAGCACTTCGTCTCGCAGCAGACCTCGCAGAGCAGAATGCCCAACTGGAAAGCAAGCTCGCTATTGCCGCGCCTAAGGTCGAATTCGTTGATAACTACGTCGAGGCAACCGGCGCGATGGGGTTTCGAGAAGCAGCGAAACTGCTGAAGGTGAAAGAAACGGACTTCCGGTTGTTCCTGATTGAGCAGGGCATCATGTATCGCCTGGCTGGAAAGCTGACTCCATATGCACAGCACCTTGATGCTGGCCGCTTTACTGTGAAAACAGGCGAGAACCAGCATAACGGCCACGCCTTCACCCAAGTGAAGTTCACGCCCAAAGGCATTCAGTGGATTGCTGGCCTTCTGGCTGCAGCAAATCTGCAGGGAGCGGCGTGATGAAAGCAATTAATGGCTTCAAAGTTGTCGTGCTCCTGCATGAAGGTCATGAAGCCGGTTTGCCACCGGAAGAGCTCGGTTGGCAAAACCATCAAGATCCAGAGATTAAAGATGGATTTCTGATTATCAGGAAGGGACTAAACACCTATGGCCTACCACTGAGCAGAATCCACTCCTTCAGCATTGAAGCAGTTACTGATGAGTGAGCATCACAAGGCGCATTTGCTAGTGCGCCTGATGATGATATTTTGATCACTGTTTAAACAGGAGGTCATATGTCAGGCGAATCAATCAGCATTAAAGAAGTTTATGAGTTAGCAAGGAAAATAATTCCTGAAGGCCATCTAGCTGTAGAAATTTGGGATATAGGGTTACGTTTTGTTTGGGAATCGGAGTCAGATAGCGGATCTGCTTTCCTGCAAGAGCCTCTCAACAAGATTTCTGCATCAACCATCCTGGGTTTTCTAGGCGCTGAATTTAAAAAAGCCTAATTGGTCATAAAATGGCTCAACACACTAACCGCCTCCCGGCGGTTTTTTATTGGAGTTGATATGGCCGACATCTACCGCATCACTGTCAAAACTAAAACAGGCGAGACGCATGTAGGTCTGATGAGGCGATCTCAGCCAGAGATTATCAACGGCTTCATCGGCATCGCACGTGAGGATGGCTCATGGGTATACCTGGCACCTGATAACGTGCAGGAGATGGAGTATGTTCCTGAGCCTGAAGCCGAAGAACAAACATCGTAAGGAATGACTATGGCGACCGAATCAAAAACTGGCCGCCCTTCTGAATATCTACCAGAGGTGGCCGCTGGCATCTGCTCACTGCTTGCCGATGGTGAGAGTCTGCGCAAGGTATGTGATCGTCCAGGCATGCCGAATAAGTCGACTGTCTTCCGCTGGCTTGCTCAGCATGAAGAGTTTCGCGACCAATACGCGAAAGCCACGGAGACGCGCGCCGACGCTATTTTCGAAGAGATGTTCGATATTGCCGACACAGTAGCTGAAGAGGCTGCCGCAGTAGGTAAGGCGCGGCTTCGAATTGATACCCGCAAGTGGGCACTGGCCCGAATGAACCCTAAGAAGTATGGCGACAAAGTCAGTCAGGAAATAGACCACAAATCTTCCGATGGCAGCATGACCCCTCAACCAACAACCATTCAACTCGTACCGGTAGAGCCAACACATGAGCCAGACAGTACAGCTACCGATACCGGCGAAACTGGCACCACTGTTCATAGCGCCGAATAAGCGATATCGCTGCTCACATGGCGGGCGAGGTAGCGCAAAGACACGAACATTTGCACTAATGACAGCCGTTAAGGCCTATCAGGCTGCCAATAATGGCGAGTCAGGCGTCATTCTGTGCGCCCGTGAGTTTATGAACTCGCTGGAAGAGTCGAGCATGGAAGAGGTGAAGCAGGCCATCAGAGCCGTTCCATGGCTTGCTGCTAACTTCGATATCGGTGAGAAGTACATTCGCACGCTGGATAAGCGAGTGAGTTATGTGTTCTGCGGCCTGCGCCATAACCTCGACAGCATTAAGTCGAAAGCGCGCATTCTTCTGTGCTGGGTGGACGAAGCCGAGACAGTCAGCGAGGTGGCATGGCAAAAGCTTGACCCAACCGTACGCGAGGATGACTCGGAAATATGGGTTACATGGAACCCTGAGCGCGATGGCAGCGCGACGGACAGGCGCTACAGGAAAGAGCCGGGCGACGACTGCATCACCGTCGAAATGAACTATATAGACAATCCCTGGTTCCCGCGGGTTCTGGAAGGCGTCCGCAGGAAAGACCAGAAGCGGCTAGACCCGGCGACCTACGCCTGGGTATGGGAAGGCGCTTATCTCGAAAACTCCAATAAGCAGGTGCTGGCTGGAAAATACCGAGTAGCCGAATTCTCTGATGAACTGTGGAAAGAGGCAGAGCGCTTGTTCTTCGGTGCCGACTTCGGATTTGCTAAAGACCCGAACACGCTGGTTCGCTCCTTCATCCTGCACAACCGGCTGTACATCGAGTACGAGGCTTACGGGCAGCAAACTGAACTTGACCACATGCCGGCGCTTTACGACACCGTACCGGGTGCGCGCGAATGGCCCATTAAGGCTGACTCAGCACGACCTGAGACAATAAGCTACCTCAAACGCCAGGGATTCAATATCTCCGCCGCTGATAAGTGGCAAGGCAGCGTAGAAGACGGCATAGCTCATCTGCGAGGCTTTGACGAAATCATTATCCATCCACGATGCAAAAACGTCGCTCGTGAGGCTCGTATGTGGTCGTACAAGACCGACCGCATTACCGGTGAAGTGCTGCCTAAACTCGCTGATGGTGACGAGCATACATGGGATGCGATCCGCTACAGCCTCGACGGATACATCAAGCGCAAATCTAAAGGCGCCATCTTCTTCTAAGGAGTTCATCAGTGAGTGAACAACAAAGCGAGGTTTCATTCCTCGTGAACGCCCTTGCTGATGCGATAGGGCGGCAACGAATGCTGTACGCCAATGGACAGAACGGCAACACCAAACGCACAAAGCTGTGGGATGAGTTCGGATACCCGAGCGAGGTAGGTTTCGACCAGTATTATCGCGCTTATGAGCGCAACGCAGTGGCACATGCCGCGGTGCATAAGCTTCTCGAATCCTGCTGGGTGGACAACCCCACCATCATTGACGGCGAAGAGAAGGATGAATCTGGCGAGACTACTGAATGGGAGCGAACCGTTGAGAAGCTTCTCAAGCGCCATTGGGCGAAGCTGAAAGACGCCGACCGCCGTAACCTCGTTGGGCGCTATTCTGCTCTGTTGATTCAGGTTAAGGATGGCCGAGAATGGAAAGAGCCAATCAATGATGCCTACATCCGGTCACTCGGCACTGAACGCCTGAAAGCAGTGGTTAAGCTTATCCCTGCATGGGAAGCGCAGATTAAACCAGGCAATTTCGACACAGATACAATGTCGGAAACCTACGGCCAGCCTGTGATGTACAACTTCAACGAGCAGCCAGTCGGCGATGACGGAACATATGGGCCCGTGCGCAGTGTTCAGGTTCACCCGAGCCGCGTCATCATTCTCTGTGAAGGCGCAGAAGACGAGAATATGCTCTCCGGCATCCCGCTGTTGCGAGCCGGGTACAACAAGCTCCTCGATATTGAGAAAACGTCCGGTGGTAGCGCCGAGGGCTTTCTGAAGAACGCCAGTCGCCAGCTTGGGATTGCGTTTGACAAAGATACTGACATGCAAAACCTTCAAGCGCAGGCAGAGAAGGCAGGTTTCAAAGACCTCGGCGAAGCGTTGAATGACAAGATTTCCAGGATGAACCGCGGTACAGATTCGGCACTGGTCATGCAGGCTGGCGCGCCGTCGGTGCTGTCAGTCACAGCCGCTGACCCGACTCCTACATGGACAGTAGCAGCTAACGAGTTTGCCGCGACGATTCAGTGTCCGTTCACCATTCTCTTTGGTCAGCAGACCGGGCGTCTTGCCTCGGATGAGGACAAAACTGATTGGGCTAAGCGTTGCAATGGACGGCGCTGGGGATTTATGACCGACTTCATCACCCGTGTCATTGAGCGCTTCTGGCAGATTGGTGTCATCGACCCGCCGAAATCTGGCGAGGTAACGCTCGCATGGTCTGACCTACTCGCGCCGAGTGAGAAAGAGAAGATCGCAAATATGCAGGCGATGGCAGCCGTTGCCAAAGACACTCAGCAGGCATACGGCACTCCGGCGATAACGGAGAATGAAATCCGCGCTGTCGGTGAGCTGGAGCCAATCAGTGAACCGGAGGAGCCTGCCGGCACCGCGACTACAGACCCGCTGACAGGTGACCCAATTGAACAACCGACAACGACCGGGCAGCCCGATAATCCCGCGCAATAAAGCCGACCCCACGCAGTCATACCGACCGGTTAACCGGATGTTCCGGGATATCGAGAATCGCTATTACCAGATAAAGATGGCACTGAAGCAGTTGCTCGATGGGTATCTGGTCGGCAGGGAGCGCAATGGCAATTCACTGTACGGCTATATCCTGTCGAGAGATGGCAGCAGGCCTGACACGCTCTACCAGGTGAATGCGGGAACCTTCATCTATGACATGTCTCCACAGCAACTGTCTGACCTGCTAGTGCGCATAGAAACGATTCTGGACGACTATCTCCTGGAAGGTGGGAATAACAACCTTTGGGCGCTTCAGTACGTTTCTGATGAGTATCAGCGCGGCACATTGCAGGCGTTCACGAATCTTTCGGCGCAGTCAGCAATCTATGAGCAGTCAACGACGCTTCAGCAGTTACTAAGCAGTCCGGCGTATCAAAATCAGGTGGCAGCCGCTTATATCTCCACCTACAGCGAATGGCGGGGAATCACTGATGCTGCCCGTGCTGACCTGTCGAACATCGTAGCTGATGCGATAGGCCGTGGCGTTAACCCGCGCGAGACGGCCAGCCTGATTAGTAAGCGCCTGGATGTTTCGATGAGCCGAGCCAAAACGATAGCGCAGACAGAGCAGGTCGGCGCGCTACGGCAGGCTCAGTGGTCAGAAGCAGAATGGTCGAAAGAAAGGCTAGGGCTTAATACTGCACTGTTATGGATATCAGCCCTGAAATCAACGACGCGCCCCTGGCATGCTGCGCGACACGGGAAGACGTTCACCACGGAAGAAGTGGAGGCCTTCTACGCTCAGAATGGTAACCGTTACAACTGCTATTGCAGTCAGATTCCGGTGCTACTGAATGATGAAGGGCACATCTTTAATGAAGGTCTGGCGGATAAGTTGGCAAGTGAAAGAAAGAAATGGCAACCTGCAAGCTAGGTGGTAGCTATTTTTCACTGTAATGGAGATGAAAATGGAAGAGCTGGATCTAGAGATTCGTAAGATTTTAACCCGGGCAGAATACGAAGGAAATATAGGGTCTTCGTCGACAGGTAATCTAATTCTGGAAGCAATTAAGCGGCATTACCATGATCCAGCCGTGGCTGCTACTGCCAAGGATCGGATTGAAGCCCTGAAAAAGCAGCCAGGCGTCTCCTTCCCGGCTAATTACGAAGAATTACTTGCTAACTAAATGAACACAGAATCTAAGGTCGCCTCGGCGGCCTTTTTTATTGCCTGAAATCCACCAATGAGGACGTAACGTGAAGCTATCCAGCATCCACGTGAAATCCCTCGCCATCAACTCTTCAAACATCTCAACTGAAACCATCGACGGTGACGAGCATATCGTCATTCGTGGCGTCGTGCCTGTCGTGGATGACGTTGTCATGAATGGCGGGTTGTATCCGGCTGAGGAGATTAACAAGAGCTTTAAAACGCTCGAAGGCAACCCGATGCCTTTCGGGCATCCGAAGATTGGCAACGAGCACGTCAGCGCCACTAACCCGCGAGCGGTTAACCAGTTTCACGTCGGCGCATGGGCTGAGAACGTCCGCAAAGACGGCGACCGCGTAGTTATGGACATGAAGGTCAACAAGCGTATCGCGCAGTCGAGCGAGAAGGGTAAACGCCTTATCGAACGGCTTGATGAGCTTCAGGCCAACTCAAACGCCGATCCGATTCACGTATCTACCGGGCTCCTGCTGCGCCGCGAGCAGAACAGCGGCAAGTCGAAGGGTAAGAGCTACTCATGGGTCGCCCGCAATATGCAGTTCGACCACGTGGCAATCCTTCTCGATGAGCCTGGGGCCGCAACCCCTGAGGAAGGCGTCGGCATTTTCGTTAACCGCGACAACTCGCAACATGAAGTAGACGTCACAACCGTAAACCTCGAAGAGGCCGAGAAAGAAAGCCTTGAAGAGACCATCACCACGAAAGTCATTAACAGTTTGAAGGCGCTTTTCAGTGCCAATTCTCACGTCAAAGAGGAAGCAGACCCGATGAAAGATCTCATCACGAACGCGCTGAAAGCGGCAGGCAAAGAGGTCGAAGGTAAGACCGATGCCGAGCTGATGGATGCATACAACCAGATGATGGCTGAAAAGACCGCCTCCAAAGCAGAAACGCCGGAAGAAAAGGCCGCTCGCGAGAAGAAAGAGGCCGAAGAAAAGGCAGCCAAAGATAAAGCCACCAACAGCGAAGAAGCACCGGCATGGTTTAAGCCGTTTGCCGACAAGCTGAGCTCTATCGAATCCGGCCTGACCGCTAACGCCGATCAGGAAAAAGCCACCAAGCGCGAAGCAGTCAAAGCCAAGTTCAAGCTCGACGACATGGCAGTTAACGCGCTCGACGGCGCAGCTCTGGATGGCCTGTACGCGCAGTGCGCTACCACACGCAGCCTGTCCGGCGCATTCAACCATTCCACCGATAAACCCTTCTCTGAGATGCCGGAGTAATAAAAATGGCTAAAGACGGTAAACACGTAATTCACGCGGGCGGCGTATTCCCGAACCCGCTTCTGAACCGCGAAGGCGGGGCAGCGGCAGCTACTCAGCCGGGCACCATCGGCGTATTCACTAACGGCAAATTCACTGCATCCACTAACGGCGGTGAAAGCGCTGTGCTGTATGTGGCGAACTATGACTATCTGCGCTGCATGGGCGTCGATGATGTCATTCCCGCTAACGAGCTGGTCGTCGGCATCCAGTTACTGCCTGGCATGTTCCTGAACGTCCGCGCTGCTGCCGGAACTTATAACAAAGGCCAGGCACTGGCTATCTCTAACGGTCGCGTCACCTCCGGCGGCACTGCATCCGCAGTCCTGTTCGTGGAAGAAGACACACCGACAACCGTTGCTGCAGGCGACCTGCTGCGCGTAGTGGTCAAGTAAGGAGACCGATTAATGTTTGTATATTCCACATCACTTGGCGAAAAGACTCGCAACCTGGAAGTAAACCAGGCCCAATTCCGCGCGCTGCAGGCTGAACGTAATGCTACTGCACAGGCAGCCGCCGATTTTCTGGGGCGAGCTCAGGGTATCCGTGAAGACAGCGGTCGTCTTGATGCTGTTAACGCAGTAGACGATATCCGCCGCCTGTATCGCGCTTTCGATACTACTGTGCTGCAGCAGTTCGAGCCGAACACGCAATTTACTCTGCTGAACGACCTGATGCCGCTGTCCCGCTCTGTACGTATCGAGCAATCACGTTACGACTACGCTCGCACCGGTGGCCGTGGCTGGGCTCACACCTCCATGTCGGGTCAGATTGGTGCCGCTCTCGATGCGCGTACCTACACATTCGACGGCACGATGGTTCCGATCCACGATTCCGGCTTTAAATTCACCTGGCGCGATCCCATCTTCAACAGCCCGTCAGCGCTTCAGTCTCAGGCTGATGCACAGCGCGGTTCTGTAGAGGATGTTCAGCGTAAGTACGTTGATTACATGTGGGATGGCTTCCGCGATGCTGCAGGCAACTATGTGCAGTTCGACGGCCTGACCTGGAAGGGTTTCCGCGCCGATGAGCGTGTCGCTCAGGTGACACTGAACGTAAACATGGCGACCAGCACCGATCGGAAAGCCATGCGCGCCGAAGCAATCCGTCTGCGCGATGTGCTGAAGCTTGGCAACTACCAGTACGGCCAGCAGACCTGGTACGCTTCCTCTGAAATCGTCTCCAACTGGGAGCAGTATTACAGCGACAACTTCCAGTCCCGCACCGTGCTGCAGGAGCTCCTGACCCTGACAGGTATCGCGGCCATTAAAGAAGACGCGAAGCTGCAGGGTAACGAAATCCTGATTGTTCCGCTGCAGGCAGGCGTAGTTGCTCCGATTGTAGGCCAGGCCATCGGCACCGTTGCCGACCCGCGCCCGTTCTACAACAGCGACTACATCTGGCGCACCTGGGGCGCAATGGGCCTGATGGTCAAAACCGACATCAACGGTCACTACTCCGTGGTTCACGCCACCGGCGAAGCGACCAGCTAAGGAAGCGATATGGCACTGGTAAAAGTAATTTCATCAAACCTTTTTGCCGGTGCCAATTTCCAGAAGTTGGAGATTGGCTCTGAGGTAGAGGTTGCCGATTCAATCGCCGAGCGATGGGTTAATGCCGGTCTGGCTGAGTACCTGGAAGAGCGCCAGCTGGAAGTCGCCACACCCAGGCGCGGACGGAAAACCAAAGATAAGGAGTGACCATGGCTATTACGCCAATCACAGCAGCGCAGGTTAAACAGCAGCTGTCATCCCTCGGTTACTCCATCCCTGATTTCATCATCGACGCATACCTCTGCAAGCTCAGCAGCATTGAGCAGTGCCTGGAGGCGTCTGGCTACGACGAATGTGACGTCGTGCTGATTCAGGTCTATGCCGTCTCTCTCATGGCCTTAACGGCATATAGTCAGCGCATTAAATCGCAGTCAGCGCCTTCAGGGGCATCGCGGTCGTTCGACTATACCGGCGATGTGCTTTCGATGCGTGACGCTCTCCTGTCGCTGGATAAAAGCGGATGCACGGCATCGCTGCCGATTGATGTGGGTAGTCGTGTTGGCTTCTTTGATGTCGTTGGAGGTTGCTGATGTGTGAGAAAGAGCAGAAGCCCAAAAATCCCGACGAGGAGCCGTGGGAGCATGAGGATTACCACCTATGAGCTCAGTAGCTAACTGGTCATACACCGCGACAGCGACAATCTGGCGCAAGCTTGATGGTCAGGACGACTACGGCGACCCTCTGGGATATGCAGCGCCTGAGCAAATTTTCTGCGGCTATGAAGGCGGCCTGAGCAAGCGCATCGGCGGCATTGGTTCAGAAATCGTTGCGAAAAACACAATCTGGACTGAGTACGCACTGGCTAAGAATGGCGACTATGTGTTGATTGGCATTTCCGACCTGGCTGACCCGAAAGAAGCCGGAGCTGATGAGGTTCAGCAGGTGCTTCGCTATGAAGACACCTTCGAGCGCATCGCCGACGACTACGCCATCATAACAGGAGTCTGATATGGCTGGTAAAGTTCGCGGCATTGCCCAGGCGAAAGCCAATCTGGACGCGCTGATTAATGACGTGCAGGGGCGCAAGGTCGTCAGGGCCGTGCAGTCAGCACTGTTAATCGGTGGCGCGCAGGCAGCGTTATACACCCCAATCGACACATCAACGCTTCTGAACAGCCAGTTCCGGGAGATTGACGCTAACGGCACAAAGGTAACCGGCAGGGTCGGCTACTCGGCCAACTATGCGGTTTATGTTCACGATCCAAATGTTCCGCAAACCTTCCGCCGAGCTACCGCCCGTAAAGAGTTCCTTACCAAAGGCTTTGAGGACACCCGAGAGCAAATCGACCGGGTTATGAAGCAGGAGTTGGCGCTATGAACCCTCCCATGCATACACGCGTGCGTGATTATTTTGTAGATGCCGGGCTGGCCGCTGGTTTTACAACCCAACTCCTTATATGGAATGACACCGGAAACATGTCAGAGCGTTTTATGGTATTCCGCCCTAACGGCGGCTCTTCCATACGCAATGAACTAGGGGCTGAATATTACGTGTTAGTCGATGTTATCGGTGCGAAGGGTGGGAATGGCTCAGTAGATGCAGCAGTGCAATCCATTATCGATGTAATTCAGCGAAACCCTATGCCAAATGACTGTATAGGACACATAGAAAATGTTGGCGGTATTCCCGCCCCAGTTCTCACCACAGAAGGGCGACTGGTTTACAGGCTGCTATTCGCCGTTTTGTACGGAGAATAAACTCTTCAAATCAATCAAGAAGGTCGCCAAATGGCGGCCTTTTCATTTTAAAGAGGTAAGTAAATATGCAAGGCTGCTCTACTGATAACAGTAAGCTTTTTGGTCGCGCGGTTGTGCTAGAGGTGGCTCTTGGATGCCCTGATACCGTCCCTCCAGAAAGCGAGCGAAAAGCGCTCATGGCTGGGACATCAAAGGGATTCGACTTTAGCCCAAACACGGTAACAAGCGATGCTGATGACACCAAAGGTTACGTCGAAAACATCGTGACCAACTCGGATTTTACAGTCAGTTTCGAAGGCGAGGTCCGCAAACAGGACAAGCTCGATCAGTTCGGAGTTGGTCGTTTCGTAAAGTATTACAACGATGAAGTAAAGGCCGGTAGACAGCCGACTATCTGGATTTTTATGGACTACGGCCCGATCACAATACAGGGTTACATGGTCATCACCGCGCTCAGCTCTGACGGTGGTAGTAATGACATTGTAACGCTTTCCACCGAGTTCAAGGTTTCGGATTCCGACACAATCCAGATCATCGAAAACAACGAGCCTTCCAGCTAAAACACAGCGGGGCGCAAGCCCCCTTTCTGAGACAGAGATATGCAGGTTCTGATAAACGGAATTGCTTACGAGCCAGCCTCCGCGCGCTCATCTGGTATTGCCATCACCACTCATAACCGGCCAGACGTTCTGGCACGCGCTCTTGAGCAGCACCAGAAGCATCTACCACCCGGCGCAGTTGTTGTGATTGTCGATGATGGCTCTGCTCCGGCTGCCGTAGCGCCAGAATACGCACGGCTCATACGTCATGAACAATCACAGGGAATCGTGGCATCCAAAAACGCCAGCATTGAAGCCCTGATTGATGCCGGTTGCGAACACCTCTTCCTGTGGGATGATGACGCATGGCCAATTGCTGATGGCTGGCACATTCCGTATATCGAATCTCCTGAGCCTCATCTGGCATATCAGTTTCTCGACCTGGCTGGCCCACGCAAGCTGAATGACCTTTCAGTCCTGTACCGCGATGAAAAACACATCGCCTACACCGGCCAGCGCGGCGTGATGCTCTATTACCACCGCAGTGCGATTGAAAGGATCGGCGGGTTCGACCCGGTTTACGGGCGCGGGATGTATGAGCATTCAGACCTCGCATTGCGCATTCATAATGCAGGGCTTACCTCATGGGCATATGCAGACGTTATCGGCTCTGAGAAGCTGATTTACTCTCTGGATGAGCATGAGTCGGTAGAGCGGTCAGTACCCAAGCAAGAACGCGAGCGTCAGGTCAGCAACAACGTAAAGATTCACAACGAGCGCCGAGACACGGGCTACACAGGATGGGCACCGTACCGCAGACAGCGCAATGCCGTCATCACAACCTTGCTGACCAGTCATCCTGACCCGCAGCGAGGAACCAGGATGAAGCCAGAGCAATCGCTTGTCTCCAGGTGGTCAGAATCGATTAAAGGTGCCGATGCGGTCATTCTCGCTGACGAGTTTGAATACTCACATCCAGGCCAGACGACGGTGCGCGTGCCTGTTGTCGATATGAACGTTTATTTCCGGCGCTGGCTGCATATCTGGCAGCACCTGCGAGACCATCCTGAATATCAGTTCGTCTGGTGTACCGACGGCACAGATGTCGAGATGCTTCGCGATCCGTGGAATGAGATGCATCCGGGCGTGATTTATGTCGGTTCTGAGCCAAAGACATATTCCGATGAATGGGCCATCAAAAACCATCCCGAGCGCGTATATCAGTCATTCCTGAAGCAGTACGCCAGCGACACAATGTTGAACGCCGGATTACTTGGCGGGTTAAGAGAAGATGTCATGGAGTTTGCTCACCGCATCGTGCGGCTTTTCTACCGCATCGAGTCAGAACGCTTCTGGAAGAAAGAAGGGGCGGCGAGGGCAGTAGGCGACATGATGGCATTCGGTATCGTGGCGAAGTCGTTCGGTGACCGAGTGATTAACGGCCCGAAAGTGCATACGGTGTTTAAGACCAACGGCATCGGCAAGGAAACAGCATGGTGGCAGCACAAGTGACATTCGCGGTGGTAGGTCATCACCGACGCGCTGAACAGGCTCACAGGCTTGCCGAGAGCCTTAATGCGCGGCTTTTTATCGATGATGCCGACCACGGTGCCAACTGGAATCACCTTAGAGCCGTTAAGTGGGCTTCCGGCCAGTCAGCGCGAGTGGTCGTGCTGGAAGATGATGCCCAGCCGGTAGATGGCTTTGCAGGTCTTGCGGCTGAATGGTGCGCCAGATTCCCTGATGAGCTAATCAGTTTTTACCTCGGCACCGGTCGCCCGCCGCAGTATCAGCAGCAGATTGCTGAACGTCTTATTGCTGCTGACAAGTGCCGCGCTGATTACATCACCCTGAACAGACTGATTCACGGGGTCTGCTATGCGCTGCCAGCCAGCGGAATTAACCGCATCCTGATGAACTGGAGCCAGCGAAAGCCGGCAGATTATGCCCTCGGCGACGCATGGGGAAGGGATGTTATTTACCCTTGCTACTCCCTCATAGACCATGCCGACGAGATGCCAGTGGAAAAGGCTTTTGATGGCCTGCCGAGAACAGAGAGGAGAAGAGCGTGGAGGCTTTACCGGTGAATACCCCGCTTAAAGAGATTGGCGAGTGCCTAATCAGCGTTGACGGTGAGGATTACTTCTTCCGGCCGTCATTTGCGAACATGTCACGCATTGGTGAGCCAGAAGAAATAGTGCAGGTGTTTTACGACCTGCACAACGATGAAGTAACCAGCCTGGTGAGTCGAGCCGTTGAGGCTTACGGATACGTTCCGCAATGGCTGATAAGCCACATCAAAAGCACCAGTTACGGTCGAAAAGCTTTTCTCGCTTCAGTGGTTGTTCTCAATGCATGTTGTGACAAAGACGCTGGCCCGTTGACCGGCGTATTCCATCCATCGAAAGGCAACGGGCGCACATTCAAGATTCGCAAAGGCGCGCTGCCTGAATCTGACATGCTGCTGATTGCGCAGTCGCTGATAACACATGGTGTTATCGGAAAGGCTAAGGTTCGCAGGCTCCAAAGGCATGAAAACGGGGAGACCAGCACTGAGTTCCGCGCCGTCAATTACATCGTGGCCGCGCAGGCGCATTTCGGCATGACTGAACAGGAAGCAGGGAATCTGACGATGACCAAATTTCAGATGCTGCTGGCAACGAAATACCCTGAGCAGAAAGGCTTTACTCGAGAAGAGTACGATCAAGTAGCAGATGATTATCTTGCCAAGAAGGCCAAGCGCCTGACTGGGAAAAACTCATCAGCGCAAGCTGTCGCAATTAATGTCGGCGCTGGTTGATAAATAAACAACTCCTGGTAGGATTTAATTATCTGACAGGGGATAGATATGAATAAATACGTATTGCTGGCTGCTTTGTTCGCATCGACAGTCCATGCAGAAGGTGAGATGAGAGCTACCTTGCAATCAGCTGAATCAGCTATTTGTCGTGACAATGCTAACAAGGCTCAATGCGTAGTTGCAGTTCAGAAGCTTATGTATGCTGTTAATAAGGTCACCGAGTTGAACGAGAACTGTAAGAAATCGAGCGGTGATTTCGGAATCCAGCAGCAGTGCAAGCAGTCTGATGAGGCAATAGGCTACATAAACAGCCTTGGCAATAAACAATAACTAACCCGCTCCGGCGGGTTTTTTTATGGCCGGAGAAAAGCATGGCAGGCGCAGAGAATGCCGGAAGTATCGTTTATGAAGTAAGTGCCGATGTAGCGCCATTATTACAGGGCGGGCGACAAGTAAACCGGGTGCTTAGTGAGATTGAGGCTGCGTTAGACGAAAACATTGCCCAGTTTAAAAAGCTGGAGACAAATGTTAATGCTACAGCTCAGTCTGTAAGCGCCGCTACACGCAGCATGGGAAATATGCGTGGTGTCTTCGGACAGCTAGGTTATCAGATCCAGGACGTTGCCGTTCAGCTCCAGATGGGACAGAACGCCATGATGGTGTTTGCCCAGCAGGGTTCTCAGATAGCGTCTATTTTTGGCCCAGGTGGTGCTATCGCAGGTGCGATTATTGCCATCACGGGCGCGCTGGCAGGCGCTTTGCTTCCATCTTTATTCAGCTCCAAAGACGCAACCAAAGAGCTGGAAACGGCGCAAAAAGCGTTAGCTGATACCGTTGTTAGGACAGATTCCGGGGTCAGTGCTCTATCAGAAAAGATTCAACGTCTTGCAGCCGTAAGCTCTGATGCCGCTAAAGCGCAGATTGCCGTCGCAATGACAGATGCGCAAAAAGCTATCAGCGCTGCGGGCGGGGCAATTTCAGATCAGATTAACGACATAGGAACCTGGCGTAATAGTATGTCAGCAGCAGAAAGCCAGCTGACGACACTTGAGGGTAAAGGCGTTGATGTGTCTACGGCACTCAAGGAATTGGGCGGAAGTTATGCGGGTAACATTGCTGGCATTAACATTCTGAATAACGTTACCAATTCCATGGCAGAGACGTTTGGCATTACTCAGACGCAGGCCGTAGGTCTGGTAAAAGTGTTCCGCGACCTTCAAAAAGAGCCTACTGCAGAGAAAATGCAAGCCGCAGCTTCAGCCCTTTCCTCTCTCAGTGAACAAACTGGTTATGCCAATCCTAAACTCAACGAACTAACTAACGTAGTCAACCAAAACTACGTTTCTGCAGCAAACGCTACTGATGCAATTAACGTACTGAAGAACGCACTTAGCAACCTCACTGGCGCTACTGAAGCCTCTAAACAAGCGCTGTCAGGCAACGCGGAACAACTTAATAAGCTAGTAGAAGCAGCAAAAAATGAAGCCGCTACCGTCGGATTCAGTGCCAGACAGAGAGCCAAATATGTGGCAGGACTCTTGGGTGCTAATGAAGCTGAAATTAAAGCGCTAGATTCCAGTTATGACCGAATAGAGGCTTATGAGAAAGAGCAGCAGGCTCTAAAAGATCAGGAAAAAGAGCAGAAGAAAGCAGCTTCAGAGGCAGAGGCGGCGGCCAAACGTTCCGCCTCTGCGCAACAGCAGGTTGTTAATCAGCTTGACCAGTTGGCGGATAAATACCAAATAGCAGTTCTTGAGCAGCGCGGGATGGGGCGCGAGGCCGCCGTACTTGCAGCCCAGCAGCAGCTGGGAGCTGCGGCATCTCAACAGCAGGCTCAACAGGCTGGGGAGCTTGCTGGAAAACTCTATGATGTCGCTCAGGCCACAAAAGCGGCAAAGGAAGAGGAGCAGAAGCGGAAAGAGGCAAGCCAGAACTTCGATGCTATCCGAGGACAAGTTTCGCCAGTTGCCTCCGCAGATAACGCCTACCAAAAGCAGCTTGAGCAGCTAAACCAGTACGCAACACTTTACCCGCAAAGAATTGCTGAAGTCGAAGCGGTAAGAGCCTCCATTGAAGACCAGTATCGACAAAGAAGAATTGAAGCAATGTGGGATGAATGGTCTCAGCAAAGTGCAGCAACAGAAGCGGCATCAGCAGCTTTTACTGCATTTGGCAACAACGCGTCAAATGCGCTTACTGGGATAATCACTGGAAGCATGACTGCCAGTGATGCCTTGCGTTCAATTGGGAACACTGTTCTTAACAGCGTCATTAACACCTTTGTGCAGATGGGCGTTGAATGGGCTAAAAACGCAATTCTTGGAGCCACTACTCAGCAGGCAGCGATAGCAGCAACTACAGCTACCCAGGTCGGCGCTCTTGCCACCACAACGGCGGCAAGCACCGCATCAGCAGCAGCCACGACAGCGGCATGGACACCTGCGGCAATAGTTGCATCAATCGGTTCATTCGGTGGTGCCGCTGCGGTTGGGCTTGGCGCTGTCGTAGCAGCACTCGCCCTATCTGGTAAGCGCAAAAACGGCGGCCCGGTATCAGCGGGTGGGATGTATCAGGTAGGCGAGGGAGGAATGCCGGAGATTTACCAGGCCAGCACCGGGAAGCAGTACATGATCCCTGGGGATAACGGGCGCGTTATCAGCAATAAGGACATTTCTTCTGCCGGGGCTGGGAGTAATGGTGTAGTTATTAATGTCAACAACTACACAGGGGCGGATGTGCAGACACGAACCAGAAACGATAACGGAAATCAGGTTATCGATTTGTTCATTCAGGACGTAGAGACTGGCGGTCCGATGTCCTCCACGCTTGAGTCAACCTACGGACTTTCACGGCAGGCAAATGGAGACTACTAATGGCCGAAGTCAAATACCCGCCATTTCTGCCGCTGCCACAGCGCGCAAACATGAATATGACGCAGGATACCAGCTTCAGGCAGAGCAATCCTGCTGTTGGCCCAGCGGTGTTCACACCGATAACTACCGACCTTAAAACGTCCTGGAACCTTAACTGGATTTTTACACTGGCGGAGGCCGAGCGGTTTAAATCATGGCTAAGATCCCCTAACTACTGCAACCGAGGTCAGGAATGGTTTGATATGCCGATTGACCTTGGAGACACGCAAGGTGTTCAGGTGCAAGAAGTGCATTTCATCACAATGCCTGTTCAGACCAGTAAAAACGGCAGTACTGTTACATGGTCAGCAGACATAATTTGCAACTTCATGCAGGACGTTACGGAAGATTACGACGACTGGATTATAAACGCTCAGCCAGATGCTGGTTACTGGTATGACTTAATAGTTACGGAGATTATCCCAGATGCCAACACTCCGTGAATGGAAAGAACGTCGACCGGCGTCAGACCTTAAACAAACAGTGGTGTTTTCGCACCCGGCTTTTGGCACAGATCGTCTGGTGAATAATCTTTTTGTACCCGCCACATTTAACGGGCAGATTTACCAGCCAACACGGTTTGATTTTTCTGAGCCGGCACAGGATGGCACTACCACGCTGAACGCAACTATTACATTCGCAGCTCTGTCACAGGACATCAAGCAGCGCCTGAAATTGTGGCGAGGGGCTGCCCGTATGGAGCCGATATCTTTCAGATACGACATTTGGGAAAATATCGGCGACAAGATGCCGCTTAAGACCTATTCAATGTTTGTTCGTGATGTGGCTGCTGCTGCAGAAAACGTATCAGTAACTGTAGGCATGACCAACCCTCTTACCGTAGCCACAAGTATCATTTACACCGTCGAACTGTACCCCGGCCTGAGCAACATCTGATGAATAAAAACGACTTTATCCGGAAGGTTAATCGTCTTCCGTGGGCTGATCGCGCCTGTAGCTTTGAAGCTGTCGACTGCTGGGGATTAATCGTGCTGTATTTCCGGCACGTCACTGGCATCGAGATTCATCAGACTCCTGATTACGAAGCCGGTAGAGACTTCATTACATGCTATGACGGCGAGAGGGTCTTCTGGGTGCCAGGAAATCGCTCAGAAGGGTGCATCGCTGTGTTTTATAGGGGCGAGCATCCGGATCATGTTGGTGTGGTCATAGATGGCAACCGATGCTTGCATTCGCGGGGGCGGGGAGAGGGGGTGCGAATAGACCCGCTGCCGGTACTTGAACGAGCATTCACAAAAACGGAGTTTCTAAAGTATGGCGACATATGAAATACAGCGCCTTCCTGGTGCGCCAAAACAGCGTGGTAAACTCGCTCCTGGTCAACGAATGGTTGACTGGCTGGAGAGTCAGAAACTGCATAATTCAGTCGTCATAAAGCTGAACGGTAATGAACTGGCTGATGACTTTGATATCGTGTACAGGTTTAAAGTAGACGATCACCTTTCTGTTTTTGACCAGCCTCAGAATATGGGTGGCATAAAAGACCTGATAAAACTATCAGCACCGTGGGAAGCGCTGAACCCTATTAAGCTGACTAAAAAAGCCCTTGCTGCGCTGCAAAAGACGTTGGTTGGAGACATAAAGAAAACACCTTCTGTTGCTACAGGGGAGTCGCCAAATAACGATCTTACCGGGCAGACTAACGTAGCGCGCCTGTATAAGGGCCGCCCTAACATCTATGGACAGGTCCGATCCTATCCTGATCTGATTCAGGAATCGCTCTTCGAATACATCAATAATAAGAAGTACGTGACTGAGTTTTTGGAAGTCGGTTATGGGCGTTACGACATATCTTCAGTCAGATACTCCGAATCATCGCTATCTGCAATGGCCGGTGCCAGCTATGACATTTACCAACCCGGATCTGTAATAGGAACTATCAACGAGGGATATACATTCGACGATGTTGATGGGCAGGAGCTTGATGGGCCAAATAAGGCGACGGGAGTAATTATTCAGCAGGCGACGACAAGCAATGTTGTTCAAGGTATTTATTCTGGCGGTCAAATTTCGATAAAGATAGTAAAAAACAACAGCTTTGATTACTTCTTCGACTCAATAAAACCAATTGACGTTACCTTCGTTATAAATGTTACCTATGCCACTGCAACAGGTAATGTTACGAAAAACATAACGGTAAATGCCACACTCATAAACGCAACACTTACTAATGATGGCGCTGTTGTGAATCCGGTTCAGTGGTACACGTTTTATTTTAATAATCTGTCGGGCCCGGATATCAATGAGACTCCTGCAAACGCCACTATAAATTCTACCTACTTTCAAATCACACAGTATGAAAGTGTGGCAGTAGGCCCCTTCTTTTCTGCTGTTGAGTCTTCTTATCTGTGGATACATATGTCGGGTAACCAGGCAAAAGGTAAGAAGGGGCCGGTTCAGTTGACATGGTGGAAGGTCGACGACGATAACAATATCGTTCCTGGCACTATGCAGTCTACGCAGGTCAATGTTGATAACAATACCGGTTCCTACGACTACGTGTATTACACGTTCAAGATAAAGCCAGCAGCAGGTAAGGCCAGGTACGCTTTTACCGTTAGACGGCTAAATAACGCCGCTGATGACAACACCGTATACATTCTTGCTGCACATGCCATAAACGTAAGGACGAATGTAGTTTATCCGGATGACACACTGGTAAAACTCACCGTTATGGAGACGGAAAACGCATCTGGAATTAAGGACAGGAAGTATAACCTTCTGGCGCAGCGGCTGGTTATCTCATACAACCGGTCAACAGGCGCAGTTGATTACACTCTTCGCGCGTCACGTTCTTTTGCCGATGCAGTCCTGCATGAGTGGGTGATGGTAGCCAAACAGGACATTAAACGTTTAGATCTGCCGACTCTGTATGCAATTGCAGATAGCCTTAGTGACAATCAGCTTGGTTATTTTGATTACACCTTTTCCGACTCCAAACAGTCACTCGGCGAGCGTATCCAAGTGATTTGTAATGCCGCCAGAGTAGACATTAACTGGATAGGCGATGTGCTGACGTTCTGGAGAGATGAGAAAGCATCCGTACCAGCGGCCGTATTTGGGCGCAGCAACATGTTCTGGGATGGCTTTAAGATGGGTTACTCGATGAGTCTGCCCAACGGTTATGACGGGATTACGCTGGACTACGTTGACCCAAGAACCAACAAGAAAGCCTACATTTACCTCTCAGTGAACACTTCAGGTATTGCCAGAATTACCTCGCCAACGGAAAACGCCATGACAATTAGTCTCGCAGGTAGCCGTAATCAGGTGCAGGCAATTAACCGGGCTTATCTGGAAGCAAACCGGCTTGTTCATTCACGACTTAGCATGACCGTGAAAGTATTTGAAACAACGCAGGTGATAAGGGGCGCTGTAGTGCAATGCCCGGACATGTATGACAACGAGCAACAGACAGGATATCTGAGAGGGCGAGACGGAAATGTTTTCTTCACGTCCGAGCGTCTTGAGTTCCCGGGTGATATGTGGGTAGTAATGACTGACAGCTTAGGTAATTTTCACGGCAGATACAGGGCGTATCAAGTAAGTGGTAATGACAAGTCCTTTACGGCAGATGCAGATACTTTCGACCTGAATATTTATGATGGAAGAACAGTGCAAACCCCTTCACGGTATTTCCTGGCAAGCAGCGACGAACTTAACTCAACACTATGGCGGGTTGAATCATCAAAACCTAATGGTGATGACACTCAGACGCTGTCTCTCGTTGAGTATTCAGAAGAAATTTATCTGAACGATTAACCATCAAATAAAGTTCGGCCCCTGGTCTATCCATGGGCTCATGCGTCAATAAGAGAGCAATATGGCTAATTCATATTTAAATATCCCGGTACCAAATCCGACAAATAACCCTGTACCAAGCGCAGACATTAGAGACCATGTATTTGGTGGTGCTAAAATCGACGAATTCGTCACATCCCTGCTTAATACATATGTTGACCGCTTCGGTAACGAGCATTACACGGTTGAAGGCCTTCGATGGCTTGCGCAGCAGGCAATGGCAGCATTTGGATATGTTCCTGTAGGAACCTTTCAGGCTGGCGCAACCCTGACACTTCCGAACCAGATCATTAAGGATGAAACTGACGGGGAATATTACCGCTGGGATGGTAGCTTCGACAAATCGGTTCCAGCCGGGTCCACACCATCTTCAACAGGTGGAACTGGAACAGGTAAGTGGCTGGCTATCGGGGATGCATCTTTGCGACAGGGTCTTGCATCTGAGGATGGGACTGACTTAATAAGTAAAGGTAACCAGACCCTCACCGATTACCTTAACGATTTATTTGACCGTCTGACAACCGCGGAGAACCGACTTTCCAGTAACTATTACAAAGAAAGGAACGTGAAGAATTTAGGTGTAGCCAATAAAAAGCTAAAATCCCTTGAGTCGTTAACTATTGTTTGTGTAGGGGATAGCATAACAGCTGGATACGACCAGACCTCGTCCGATAAAATCCCCGCAGACAATGGTGACTGGGCAACCCATGCGCCGATTCAATATCCAAGCCAACTGCAATCAGTTCTTAGCGGCCTTACCGGTGCAGCTGTAACGGTCATTAATCGCGGCTATTCAGGTGACACTGCAAAGCTTTCATATAACCGCTGGACTACCAATCCGAATGCAAATGTTGCTCATATCATGATTGGCCTAAATGATTCGGACGGTGTAGCTGGGGCAACTTTTGACGAGTACTCGAATTATCTGGAAATGATGATTCGCCGCTATATTGATTGGGGGTGTGGTGTCGTATTGCATACGCCAACTGCCAAGCAGTTTGATAACGTCAACCAACCTTCAAATTTTTTCGGCCAATATGCCATGTCACTGGCAAATCTATATGGTTGCCCCGTGTTTAACGCTCATGAGGTCAATCAGCATAGCTTGTATGCCGGAGTGTATTCTGATGCCACGCACTTTAATGCAGCCGGATATGCTAGATTAGGAGATGCCGTAGCAGCATTCATAATGGCAGGCGGCTGGGTCGGACAGCATCGAAACATTAACTCTCTGACCTCTATCCATTCAGGTCGATCTGGTGAGGGTATTGGTTTCTTCTCCGTTGGAGCCTCTCTTTCTACTAATCTGGCAGGAGCGTATTTAACAACAGGTACTGTAGGCTTATTTCCTGCATCAAAAGCGGCATCAATGTGTTTCAGTTTTTATTTAGACGCAGACGTGGCAAATGCGTATGTCATCGGTGATATAACCGATGCTGTAGTTATCATGTCAGACACCTACGGAAAGGGTGACGGTGTAATTAGCCGATTAACTACGAAAGCCCTGCAAAACCGCAACGTGTTTGAAACAACTAGAACTACCATCCAGGCCGGCAGAACTAGCACAGGTCGGAATTCTTTGGTTGGGGCATATGTGGGGCGCGGGTGGAAAAACTTTGTTGTTCAGTACAACGGCAACCAAAGCGCAGAGCATTTTCTTCAGGGTATTATTATTGAACCTGTGAAGGCCTCGGAAGCAACGCAAACTAACGCCAATAGTTTTCGAAAGGCTTTCGATGAAGTCTATGTGATGCAAGTCCCACAATATTCATTGTCTTCTGCTGCAAATATTCCAACAGCAGTAACATTGACTGGCGATTATTTCTTGCCGCTTCCAGACGGTTTATATCCTTATGTTGGGGTTAGCGGCAACTACTTTGATTCAGCGCCGGTGAGAGTGACCATCACTACATTCGGAAGTTCAGACGCAACCGCAAACCCTAATGGTGTCACGGAGTTGCTGCTCAGTCGACAGGTTGGTACTACGACGCTTAAGATTGATAAAATCTACGGATCTTCGGCCAACAGCATAACTCCGACAGCCGCAGGTATCGGTTCGTCGGCTTATACCGAAAACGTAACGACTCCTACCGGAGTGTCAAAAACTACGTTCCCGTCGACGACGCAGCAAGGATGGTTGTGGCTTACATTTGCATCAACAGCAACAGCCTACTACAGGATTGAGGTGCGGTGCGCCAGCAAAGGCGGGCAAGGTACTTGGCTTGCCTGATTCTCTCCGTTTGTTTATAGTGCCAGCTTTGGATAGGGAGATCATTCGTGGCTGGCTTTATAACATGGTTGTTGCGTTTGGCGGCGTTGCTTTCAGCTCTATCGCTTGCTGGAATTGCGCTTGGCATTACGGCAGTTGACTATAACGTCATCATTGTAAGCGTTATAGGAATTGGTCTGTGGCTAACGTCCGTAAAAAGATAGGCGCGGGACTTTTTTGCATTAACAACTTAGTTGTTGTGCTACAGACTTACCTTACCTATACACCAGGCAAATAAATTGTAATGTATAATATCAAAATGCGCTTATAATTGACGCATTTGATATTGAAATGGACTCAGTCGTGAAAACAAATAGACTAGATAGTATTCAATTTCTAAGAGGAATAGCTGTTCTTCTTGTGATGGCATTTCACTTTAGACAATACTTAAATGGAGTATATGCACAGGCCGATTTAGGCGATCGCCTTTTTGGTCTTGGAGAGATAGGCGTTGATATATTTTTTGTAATAAGCGGATTTATAATTGTCTACTCATCTCGCAATAGAGAGATGAACACGCCTGCTGAGTTCTCAATCAAAAGGGTATTCCGTTTATATCCTGTTTATCTTTTCGTTTTATTATTCTTGCTGCTTCTTGATGTCAGTGCTCAGCACACAATATCTCAAGTAGTAAAAAGCATCTTCCTGATCCCTAATGATTACAACTTTATTGGGCCGTGGTACGGATACAGCATAAACCTACCTGCATGGACGCTTACCTATGAAATGCTATTCTATGCAATATTTGCAGCTTCTATAGCAATTAGCCACAAATACAGGACAGTGGTATGCATTATATTGATGGTTGCTATCGTATGCGCATCTCAAATTTATTTCCGTGGACACTTGCAGTTAGATCCAATCACTAGAGATTCCGCTGATAACTCTATCATAAGAAACCTGACATTTCTTTCAAACCCAATAGTCTACGATTTCATTTATGGAATGCTGATAGCTGAGTTGTACAGCAGAGTAAGCGATAAGATCGCATGCAATAAAACGTTCTCGCTGCTGATGCTGTGCATCCTCTGCATTTCAGTATCCACAATCATTTCTGGATATAATCGTGGGGCTGGCATCGAGCGCTGGGGTCTTATCTCATTTGCACTTGTGGGCTCACTGGTAATGCTCAGCAGAGGTAGAGAGCTGCGATTTGGTAATTTCTGGCTGGTGATGGGCGAGATGTCGTATTCACTCTATCTTAATCATATGGTTGTTAAAAAGCTGGCGGGGATCTACCTGAGGGATTTCGGAATCTATAAAGGAAACGGAGGCGTGACGCTTTTTATCATCTTAATGATTTTAACATTCGTTATGTCCTGCATAACCTATCACTTCATCGAGAAGCCCTGTGTAAACCTTGGTCACAAGCTCGCAGAGAAGCTCAGAGAAAAAGCAGCATCAAATCCTAAATTAATGAAGCGCTAAAAATCCAGACAAGTAGCGGATGCCAGTTGGTCTGAGCAGGCCGCCCGGTGGGACAGAAGTGAGACACGCAAGGCTTTGCACCGGTTTGCATAGCTTTGCATGTTTTGGCGTCATGGGACGTGTGAGCGCAGGTATGACGCGGTAAGTTATTGTGTTAAAAGGTAGTTCTAGGAACTTCTAAGCCGTGGGTCGCAGGTTCGAGTCCTGCAGGGCGCGCCATTTCAATATCTTCCGCAGTCTACCACTCACGATAAATAAGAAGCATAAAAAGCATCAAACAGCTGACATCCCAAATGTGTTGAATTTACTTCAAGGCTGAGTTCTACATCTTGGTTAAAACCGCGCCGTTTCAGTTCAAGCGCAGAAGAACATTCATGAAGAGGCAAGAAATTTTGCTGCTGATAAAGTTCCCAGACAGCAACTGAACTCATGTCTGCTTTAGGTGCAAAAATAGCGGTACGTACCACATGAAAAAGCCCACTCCAGGGTGGGCTTAACCGTACAGGCGGTGACCTGCGTCATGCAATTAATCAAGTATACCGGAGGGGCAGTAATTGCCTTCCCATCCTACTATCTTAGCGCTTGAATCCAGATCTCTCACCGATACACTATCCCCGCCAAATTCTGAGCCAGTAACGACGATATCGTAATCATGATTTGGCTGAGGAATGAATCTGACGGAAGCAGCTCGTTCTGTATTTTGGTAGTAGCCCGCTTGAGTCCAGTAATGAATTACATTTATCAGTTGCCCCGGCTTGATAGTAAATTCATTTATGAAAATTCCCTTGTTGTTACTTGATTCTGGCATTCCGATTTTTTTATTTCCTGTCACAGGAAGACCGAGAATAGCCAGACCAGCAGTAACCCGGCGCTCTAAAACTTTTTTATAACAGCCACTCGGCTGTTTTTCGTAAAATTGCAGGGCTGTATTGCCATCAGATGCGGCACGAATCCTGGCTGCATCTGAACCTTTATAGTCTTCCAGCGAAGGCCTAAACCCCGCCGTACATCCACTTAACAACGTTACTATTATTCCCGTAATGACAAGTTTCCCATACAT